GCAAGCTATAGAATGGTTAGAGAAGTTTGAACGTGTCGTATTTATGTTCGACTATGATGAGGTAGGACAGGAAGCAGATCTTGAATGTGCAGCCCTACTATCACCTCGCACAGCTAAGATAGCACACCTACCGCTAAAAGATGCAAGCGATATGATTATGGCTGGCCGACACGCAGAGTTAATAGATTGCTTCTGGTCAGCTAAAGGTTTTCAACCAGACGGTATCATTAATGGTGCTGATCTATGGGAAGAAGTATCGACGGAGAAAGAGGTACACAGTGTCCCTTACCCGTATGCAGAGCTTAATGAAAAGATAGGCGGCTGTAGGTTAGGTGAGATTGTAACAGTAACAGCAGGATCAGGTTTAGGTAAGAGTCAGCTCACACGAGAGTTTGCATATCATCTACTGAAGGAGGGCGCTACCATAGGCTACGTTGCGTTAGAGGAATCTAGTAAACGCACAGCTCAGGGATTGATGTCCTTGCACCTGAACCAATTAGTACATTTAAAAGAAGTACCCAAGGCTGATCTTAAAGAAGCCTTTGACGCTACTATGGGAACAGGCAGAGTCTTTATGTATGACCACTGGGGATCAACAGAGGGTGATAACTTACTCGCTAAGATCCGATACCTTGCAAGAGGTTGTGGTTGTCAATACATTATCTTAGATCACATTAGTATTGTTGTTAGTGGTCTTGAAGGTGGTGATGAAAGACGTATCATCGATAACATGATGACAAAGCTCAGATCAATTACAGAAGAATTAAATATAGGTATGATTGTTGTATCGCATTTACGAAGACCAAGCGGTGACAAAGGACATGAAGAAGGTGTGATGACTTCTCTATCGCAACTCAGGGGCAGTGCCTCCATAGGCCAGCTATCTGATATTGTTATAGGGTTAGAAAGAAACCAGCAAGATGAAGAGTCATCTAACATTACAACACTACGAGTATTAAAGAACAGGTGGTCAGGTGAGACTGGTATAGCAGGTCAGTTATGCTACTCCGCAACAACAGGTAGAATGTTCGAGGGTGTTTTTGACGACACACCTTTTTAATCAATCCAGCGAGATGATATATGTTAATTTTTGATTTAGAAACAGATGGCTTATTAGATGATGTAACTAAGGTTCATTGTATGGTTACACATGATACAGAGACAGGCGAGGTCAAGACGTATGACCCTGATCATATAGAAGATGGGATAGAAGCATTGCGTGATGCGCAACAGATAGGTGGCCACAACGTAATGTCATATGACCTACCAGTGTTAGAGAAATTATATTTCTTTGGTTACTATGGACAAGTGTTCGATACGTTAGTAGCCTCACGATTGATCTGGCCTAACATGAAAGAGAAAGACATGCTCAAGCGTACCGTTGACAATAAGTTAATTGGGTCGCACTCGTTAAAGGCATGGGGACAACGCTTAAAGTTTCATAAGGGTGACTACGGAGAGCAGGACGAAGCATGGGATGCCTACACACAACAGATGCTAGATTATTGTGTGCAAGATGTAGCTCTTAACGTCAAGTTGTACGAGTTGATCTTATCGAAGAAGTACCCTGAAGAACCTATGCGTCTTGAACACGAGATGAACCGCTTACTAAACAGACAACAACGTGCAGGTTTTCCTTTTGATGTACCAAAAGCACAGAAGCTCTACACTCTCTTATCAACACGTAAGTTAGAAATAGAAACAAAGCTTGTTGAAACTCTTGAGCCTACTATCATTGTGCTCAAGACCAAAACAAAGACTATACCTTTTAACCCTGCATCACGACAACAGATTGCAGACAGGTTACAGAAGTTAGGTTGGAAGCCTGAAGAGTTCACTCCATCTGGAGAACCAAAAGTTGACGAAAAAATCTTGGCAGGAATTGACTTGCCTGAAGCTGCATTATTGACTGAGTTCTTAATGCTAAACAAACGACTGGGGCAATTAGGAAATGGAAAACAAGCATGGCTTAAACTGGAAAAAGCTGGACGCATTCACGGGCGGGTTAATCACATGGGCGCTGTTACTTCCCGCTGTACTCATAGTGATCCTAATGTTGCTCAAGTACCATCCGCAGGAGCTGCCTTTGGTAAGGAGTGTAGAGAGTTATTCCATGCACCAAGCGGCTACTCATTACTCGGAGCAGATGCAAGCGGCTTAGAACTACGCTGCCTAGCTCACTACATGAATCGCTTTGACGGTGGTAAGTACGGTAAAGAAATATTAGAAGGTGATATACACACAGCTAATCAAGAAGCGGCAGGACTTGCTACTCGCCCCCAAGCCAAGACATTTATCTATGGCTTTTTATACGGAGCAGGGAATGAGAAGATAGGTCAGATCATTGGTAAAGGTGCGAAGGAAGGAGGTCAGATTAAGAAACGCTTTCTGGCTAAGACTCCAGCGTTAAAGAAACTAACAGAAGCCCTTAACAATAAACTAGACAACCAGCGTGGTGAGAAATTCATTAACGGTTTAGATGGTAGGTTGATTCCTATCCGTCACCCACACGCAGCATTGAACACTCTTCTCCAATCAGCAGGAGCGATCATCTGTAAGAAGTGGTACGCAACTGTAGAAAATATGATAAGAGCTAAAGGCTACACTAACGAAGAAGTTACTATAGTGGCGTTTGTTCATGATGAGGTTCAGATACTTGTTAAGAAGGGGCTAGAGGATAAAATAGGTGAAATCACTAAAGCAGCCATTAAAGAAACAGAGCGAGCATTCAATTTTAAATGTCCTCTCGACTCAGAATTCCAAGTCGGAAGTAGTTGGGCAGAAACTCACTAGCAAAACACGTATGGGAGATATAGCAGAACACTACGCAATCACTTGGTTATGGGACGAAGGTTTTGAAGTCTTTAGTAACAGCGGTGGCTCAGGTGCTATTGATATTGTAGCTATTAAAGATGGTGAAGTTTATCTCTTCGATGTCAAGACACTCACGTTTCATAGAGGGATTTATATGATCAAGACAGCTCGGACAAAACAACAAATAGAAATGGGTGTTCAGCTACTTAGCTTCAATCCTAAAACACGCAAGCTGCGCTTAGTAAAACATAGGAAATAATTATGGAAACAAGTACACTCAATTTAATCTTAGGTTTTGGTTTTGGTGCCGTCTCTTTTGCTTTCGCTTTTAAATGGATTGTTGAGTCTATCATCCACTGGAAGATGACTAACAAAGTAAGCACGATGATTACTATGGACGCACAAGAGTTTGAAAAATTTATGGAAGGACAAGACGATGAAGAAGTCTAGAACACTATTAGTTGACGGTGACATTGTAGCCTACAAAGCTGCAACCATTGCTGAGACTCCAATCAATTGGGGTGATGGTATATGGACACTACACGCCCATGAGAAAGATGTCGCAGGGTCGATGGAAGAGTTCATGAGTAAGATCATAGCACAGTCAGGGTGTGATAAAGTTATCACCTGTCTTTCAGGAGACAACCTGTACCGCAAAGATGTAGCTCCGTATTACAAGGCTAACCGAAAGCTTACCCGTAAGCCGATGCTGCTCAATTACGCTAAAGATTATTTAGCAATAAATTATAACGGCATGGTTGAGGACAAGTTAGAGGCTGATGACTTACTAGGAATCCTCGGTAGTAGAAGTTTTGATACTGTTATCTGGTCACTTGATAAAGACTTACTTACTATTCCTGCATACCACTTGATTGATGGTAAGGTACAGGACGTAGATTTAGAAGAAGCTGATTATAATTTTCTTTATCAAACATTAGTAGGCGACTCTACGGATAACTACAAAGGTTGTCCAACAGTAGGCGCTAAGAAAGCAGAGCAACTGCTCAGTGATAAAGGGGCAACATGGAAAACCGTTGTCGATGCTTTTGCATCTAAAGGTTTAGGTGAAGAGGTAGCAATAGAGAATGCAAGACTAGCACGTATACTACGTGATGGTGAATATAACTTTGAAACAAAGGAAGTAAAATTATGGGCGGCATAAATGATACAACAGCAGACGAGTGGGACTTGGCATGTCAAGTGGGATACAAAAGTGTACATGCTGACCCAGTAAGCAAACCCAGTGTACACGCTGACCCAGTAAACAAACCCGACCATTATAACGTAGGTGAGATTGAAACCATTGACTACATTGTCGATGTGTTAGGTAAGTATGAAGCTATCTCATACTGCCACGGCAATGTAATTAAATATACTGGCTCTCGCCTTTGGGCAAAGAGCTACCCTATCCAAGATGCAGAGAAAGCACAGTGGTACTTAAACAAAATGATTGAACTAATGAAA